TCGCAAGAGTCATCGCCTGGGACTTGATGTCCTTATTCACTTTCTTACACATCGATGCTGCACTCTTTGCCATGACTCACCATCCTGCCAAAAAAATCTTTCAAATGTCTCGGGGGGAGAGATGCCTGCGGGCGGGTGGAGTCAGCCGCCGGGCTTTTGTTTAAGATTTTTTGGCCCCTACCCTTTCACGCTCGCATCACCAAATACGGCTTTGCATTCCAAGGTTGTTCTCTCCGTTTGTTCCATCGCCTCGCGCGCGGTTACAGCGCATGTGCGAAGCCTTAATATTATTCAAATCCAGCTCAAGCTCTGGTCTTTTGCTTACAGGAATCACATGATCAGGTTCCCAAGCATCAGGCGCTGAAGATGCAGGCAGGCTATAATCAATTTGCTGTCCGCAAATATGACAAACAGCACGTGCTTTTCTGTCTCTGTTCCATGCAAGCTTCCTGACCTGTGGCCATCGCCCTGACCTTGACATATACCCCGTCCCCCGTTCTTTTTAGCAGTGTCCCCGGAGGACCCCTGTTTTTTCTATCCACGAAAAAGGACGGGAGCTGTATGCCCCGTCCCTATATTTCCATCATACTCATTATACACCCGGGGTACCCTTTATTTTTTACATCTTTCAAAATGACCCCTGGACCCCTATAAAATGGGGCTAAAATAGACCCCAAGGGGGCTATTTTTTCAAACTTTTTTCTCGTTTTCTGGCACCCCAGTGGGGCTCTTTTTTGCGGATGCTTCATTTTGCAGGTCATCAAGTCTTGCGAAAAAAGCTCTCCTGACTGCATAAAAGTCCGGAAGACTCCACGGTACAAATTCATATCTTGCCAGAAGCTTGTCATATCCTACTCCACGAGTGACACTCCACAGGATAATGTTCCATGCTTTTGAATATCCCCCGATAGAAGCGGCCCAGGCTGCTGCCTCGTCTATCATCTTCACGTCCTTCAAATATTTCTCCTGAAGCATTATGCCTCGAATAACCGCACTCTCAATCGGATTCGACGGACCGGAACTCTTGCCTCCTACTCTGTCATAAGTGAAAAACCCCGTCATGCTGCCATAGTCCGTAGCATCTGCCGCCTTTTTCTTTTTCTCTGAATACTGCCTGCAAAAATGCTGAAGTTCCCGATACCGCTCCCGGCTGATACCATAATCGTCCCAGGTCAATGACCGAATCTTTAATTCATCCACTTTGTTCTTCACTCTCTCACCCCCCTCAACATTTCGTCTAAAGGGACTGCGATTAAGTCAGCGCCCTGCGCGTATCCGACTTCCCTGTTACACCCTCTGGATTGCTCCCATCCGTCCATCAGGATCAGCGCTCCACACCCTGCAAGCAGGTCAATGCATACCGTCATAATCTCGTCCCACTCCATCTGCTCCACCGGAAGCACTCCATCCAGCTCTGCCGGATTCACTACGTCCGTGTATCCTGCTGCCGCCAGCTCCATTTTTGCCCTCCGGAATCTCAGTTTATAGTCATCGGTCCCTGTAATCGGACCACTTAAATATAGTCTCATCTGTCTCCCCCTTCCCTTCAGCGCTTCCTGAAGAGTGTCGATCCTGGATGGCGTCCGCCTCTAACTTCAGCTGACGGATCCGTTCCTGCGCGAGTTCAATCACTTCCGGTGGAGCTGTCTGCTTCTCCGGTGTTTCCGATACTGTTCCGACACCCCGCTGACACGTTCCGACATCTTCCGACTCATCAGATTTGACGAGTCGGGTCTGCTCCTCAGATTTGAGGAGTCGAGTGCTCAAATCTGGGCTGTCGGATTTTTTCTTCTTCTCACTCATCCTGACGCTTGATCTCTTCGGTTCCTTCTTCGGCTCTTGCTTGACCTTGCCGGTGTATCTGTTTCCGTAGTGCGGAACCTCGCAGCCGTTCTATTCAAGTATCTCCCTGATCTGCGCCTTACTGCATGCGTTCAGCTCCGCCAGGATGCTGATCTGTTTCTGTCTGTTCTCTGCGTGATTGTAGGACTTAACGATTTCGCTTACGGTCATTTGCATTGGTATTCCTCCTTAATTCTTGATCTTTGTAATTACCCATATATTCAATATCTTCTGCGCTCATTCCTTATCCTCACTTTCTGCTTATGTGGTTATCCCAAATATTCAAGTATTGTTTCAAGTCTATCTTTTAGGTATCTCTTTTCTAAATCTGTTAGCACTCTATCTTTTTCGTCTTTGAGATTTTCAAGTTGTATACAGACGTTTCCAAATTCTCTATCAAATCTCTGTATCATAGCCAAAAGAAAATCAACTTGTTCAATGGTATTCATTTCCCACAATTCGCTTTCAACTTCTCTTGGAGTGGGTTTTATCTTTTCTGTAAAATGTCGTTCTATCATTTCTTATTCCTCGCTTTCTGTCTTGATCTTTTTACGAAAAACCTTTAAGAATGTTTCAAAAATAAAATCACATTCAATACAATTTGTTTCTGCATATTCGCAAAGGTCTTTAATAACCCATTCCGCTTCAAAGTCCATATCTTTTTCTGCCATTTCAACAAACGCAGGTTTGCTCATTCCTTATCCTCGCTTTTCTGTGGTTCTACCATCTTTGCACCGCAGTGACAATACGGATATTCTTTCAATAGACTTATTTTTCCGTGGTATTTGCTGCTTATCTCGCGCCCACATTCTGAACAGTGATATGTTTTGTAACCAACTGCCTGAACCCCTTGATGGTCATTAAGTATCCAATTCCCATACTTTGACGGTGGTGTTACGGGCGGAAACTCATCTTTATTATCTTGAATAAACAACGCCGCCATTACATACGGCGAACCTAAACCCTCCCTTTTCTCATTCATAAATTTCGCAATCTTGCATAACCTTTCTACTGTTGCCCGTCTGCTGATAGCATCCTCACAATGCTCTTGTTCTAACAATCGCTTGTAGTCTTGCAGCCATTCTGCAAGCTGTCGGTATTCTTCTGTCTTAACAACTTTATACTTCGCATTCGGATATAAATCATAAGAAAAGGCGCAAGAATTATCATTATCAGCATTTAAAATATCCGCTATCAATTCTGCGTTTCTTTTGATGTTGCAAATACACATAACTTTGCCTGTATCTATACAAATAACGGCATAGTCACACACTATTGGCTTTATGGTATATTTCATTCCTTATCACTCGCCTTTCTGCCTTATCGGCTTAAAAACTTCACAATACCCGTATAAGTTTTCATATCCTCTCTTTTAACAATCGTTATATCTTCATCTTCGCAAGAAACAACTTCATAAGTTTCAAGAAGTTTTCTGCAAACATCCACGCAAGTCATAACTGCTACTTCCTCGGCTTTTGCCAACTTCTCATCGATAAGAATTCGTCTTGCGCTTCTTTCCATTCCAAGATAATTCATTTTGTTTTCTAATGTTCTCGCATCCATTTCCATTTTTTTATTCCTCACTTTTTTTGCCAACAAAAATACTTGCCATGATTGTATGACCTGACAATCTCTCCTTCCGACATTTGTATCAGATATCATCCTCCTCTCCGTCCGGTGTTGTCCTCTCCAGTCTTTCTATCTCTTTCCACGCCAGATACATTGACCTTGCATTCACGGATATCGTATCCGGTGCCTTCTTTACTCTTGCCCTTTCCTTCAGCATCACCTTGACACAATACAGGATGTCTTTAATCTCCTCATCTTCGAATAAGTCACATAACGCGGCGCAGGCTTTGACATGCGCGAGCACTTCTTCATCGCTCTTCAGCTCCGCATCTGCGTTATAGCTGCCGATACCAAACTGTTCTTCTATCTGCTTCTTCGTAATCATCTCTTACTCCTTTCCAGCATCTGAAAGTCTATCTTCATGTCTTCTGTCAGCATTCGGAGTTTCTGTACCTCGTCCTTCAGGTACTCAACTTCTTTCTTCAGCTCTGCCACTTCATTCTCCAGCGCCCAGTACTTTTTAGTCAGTTCCTTTGCATCCATCTGTTTTCGCCTCCCACTTTTCCATGATGTCGAACGCTGTCCGGCATCCGCATGTCATCTGTATCTCGCTCTTCGCTCCAATCCACGCCTGCATGATATGCAGCGCGGTAACCCGGAGCTCCTGTTCCTCTTCCTGACTTATGTAATTAACGCAGCTGCTGCATGACCGGTGGAAACAGGCCTGCTCCATCGTTTCCTTCGCGCAGTTGATTTGCTTCTGCATAAGTTCTTTTGATCTATTTAGATTCATTGTTTTCCTCCTCTAATCTTTTGATAACTTCGTCAGCGCGGAGATATCCCTCCACGCTGTCCTGAACTCTCACAACCTTCTCGCCCATCACTTCGAGCAATCCTGCCTCGTACCCGTAGCTTCCCGGAGCACAGACTGCGTCCCACTGTCTCACATCGTTTTCGTCATATACAATGATCTGATGCCACTCGCGTCCAAACTTATCTGCATCTTTTTTAATTCTCTCGTATCTGTAACCACGCTCTTTGAGGTACACCTCAAGCTTATCCAGTTCGTTCATGTCTCGCCTTCCTTCTCTTCGTATGGTTCCGGCAGTGGCGCCCACGCGGTTACCTGTGGCCAGTCCCAATCTTCAAAGTAGCCGTAGTCATCCTCTCGATCTATGCAAAACACGTCCGTGGTCACTCCGCGCTCTCCTCTTGCGTATATAACGGACACAAGAACCACCTGCCCGTCCTTCGGAGGCTCTCCGATGACTTTCCCGTCCCTGATCTCTATCGGATGCCATTCAAGAAACCGGACCCTGCCGTCGACCATCCCTTCTTTCATCTGGTTTGCTTCTTCCTTGCTCTCGTAGACTAATGTCACGGAAACGTCCTCCAAGTCGACGGCTTTCCCGTTTTTGTCAATGATTAGTTCCATCGTGTTTCCCCTCCTTATTGTTTAATAGCTGCTCTTTTATTTTCTCCCGCTCTTCTTCCGGTATGGCTGCGAGCACTGCCGCAAGTGCCTGGAGCCTTGTGTCCTTCTCTTCTGTGCAGCGTTTTGGCTTTGGTATTTTGATGTCCTCTCTGGAGAACAGCTCAAACGCTACGTATAGTTCAATCGGTGCCTTCAGACGTGCCGCCTTTAAGATGGCATAAATGTCGCCGATTATTTCCGAGTGCCTTCCTTCGAACTCAACCGTCCCGTCTTTTGTCTTGATCATGCTTTTCCCTCCTCTTATCAGGGTAGAATCTCGATCTTGTTAATGTGTGATGCCTTAAAGTCGAGATTGTTTATAGTAAAGTAGCCTGGCTTCCGGAATCCGTATTCTGAGGAGAACCGTTCAGTATAGCCCAGAACACCGGACTCTGTTTTGCCATCCGTAAAAGTAACCTTCACGCGTCTTTTGACATATTCCTTTAGTTTTGCGTTCGTCCACTTCATGTATTTCTTAATCCTTCCTGAATAATTGCTCTTTCTCTATTCCCAGCATCCCTGCTATCTTTCTTTGCCACTTTCCGAAGCAGGGCTGTTTTCCTTCTAACATTGCTTTGAAGCACGGATATCCGATATTTAGTTCTCGGCAGACATCTGATGACGTTATGCCCTTTTCTCGCATCAGTGCGTACAATCTATCTGCTGCCACTTTTGAAATAGTCATAAATGGTTAATCCTCCGTTTCTTCTGCTCCTTCTTATGCAGTTCTCTCATATATTCTTTTGCATCCTCGATTGGATTCCCTGTCTTGCTTTGCAGGTTATACAATTCATTTATCAGCTCTGTGTTTCCCTTTTCCAGTTCTTTAAGCCTCTTTTTAAACATCCCTTCGTCCATTGAATCTGTCCCTCTTTCCGGGCGGTAGAGCATGGCCCGCCCTGTTTATTTCCGTGATGCGCTCTTATTGAGTTGCACCGGTGCAACTTTATGCCTCGCATTCCCATTCCGTCCGTTCGTCAAGCAGCTGTTTTATTTTTTTCACTTGCTGATCAGTGCCAACCCCAGCAGCGTTACGCATATCACAATCGTTATCGCAATCGCCGTTTGATTTATTCTCTTTCCCTCCTTCGTTAATCGGACAGTCTTTTAATCTCAATTCCGAGCATTCTAATCTGTCCTCAAAGATTCTCCCTGTCTTTTCGCATCTGTTTTCCTCTGGGTTTATTTTTTCGCAAAATTCGCAGCCCCAGCACCCTTTAAAGTCGTGCCTTATTTCTTCCGTTCCCTCCGTTTTTTGTTTTTCTTCTTCCTCTTTGGCTCTGCTTTCCCTGCTACCTGCTGCCGCCATAGATGTGATTGTAATTCCAACCGCCAGTCCTGCGCCGAACATGATTGCCAAAGGAACTGTGTCCCAAAATATATCCCAAAATGTCATTCTTTTCTCCTTGTCAAATCGCACATATTCTCGATGAAGCTCACCAGTTCCATTTGCTGATTCGCAAGAACTCTGTATTCCCGAACCAACCGAATGGCCTGCTGCCGTATTTCCTTCATTCTGGCTTCGTTCTCGTCAAACTGTTCGAGCAGTTTATTACAGGCCTCTGTTATGGTTCCGTACTTCTTAGCTTCTTGGTTCGTATTTCCCTCCTGTTTTGAATGTGTCCCATTAACGGGACGCGTTTCTTTTTTTGCCCTTTTCTGCCCGGCATCCGATCTCTTTTTTCTCTGTTTCTGTTCCTTCTCTGAAAACGGCTGCACCGGAGGCATCTCTTTCATCCCCAAGGCGATTTCGATGGACAATTTGGAACATGCATGGAGTTCTGCCAGGATGCCGACCTGTTTCTTTTTATCTGCAGCATTCTCGTAGGACCGTTTCAGCTCTGCCTTTTCCGATTCGGTAAACACTCTTAGCACGCTCATACATAATCCCTCCAATGGCTCGAAAACCAACTGCTGCACTTTCCTGCTCTGCTCTTTTTACAGATTCTCCGCATCCCTTTCTTCTTCATTCGGTTCTTTGCCACCTGTCTCTTCTGCTCTCTTGTCACTGCATAATTTGTTGCTACTCTCTTCTGCATATCTGTTTTCCTTTCATTCCGCCTTATGTTTTTTAACTTCGCACCACTCAATAATTATCTTTTTGCGAATGACAAAACCTATAACTTCTTCTGCCTGCATTTCTGTAATTTCTGTTGTCGCTGCCATTATTTCTTCATCATCCGGAATTTTATCCTCAATTTCTTTCAATACACTTTTTCTAAATTCCTCCATTGTTTCACCTCTTTTCATTGGACACCAACTTGGTCTTTCATAAACTCCATTTTGTGTATTCCAAATTGTTTTCCCTTCAACCTCCTTCAAATCTTTATGCAATACCTGACATTCATCTCTCCATGCACCTTCCGTTCCATAAAAGCACGGACAATCATTGCATTTTTCAGGTATCTCTATGTCAAGATAAACCATTCAATGCCTCCGATCCGGGCGGGAGAGCGTGCCCGCCCTGGTTTATTTCCGTGATGTTTGCTCTCATAAATAGTTTTTGCCAAAGATTGCCTTGAAGTCTTTGAGCGGATACTGTTTCTCAAATGCTTTTTGCGCAATCATTTTCAAATACAAGTCTCTGCCTCTGTTTGGCTGATTGTGAACCGCCTCTTCTCCGGTTCTGTGACACCGAATGCACAAATACACTTTCAAGCCATAGCGTTCTGACAGTTTTCTGTTCGGATTTCCCGGAAAGATATGATGTTCTTCCGTGTCCGGTTTATAGGAATTGTCTCCGTCAATTACGCTGCACAAATAGCATATGTCCTTGTTCTTCTGGAGTATGCTTCTCAACTTTCCATCTCCTGTTTCTCGGACACGCTCCTTGTGATTCGGATTTTGCCCTTCTTTGTCGTTTTCAATGATGCTTTTACCGTTCCTCCGGTATCCACGGTCACGGATTTTAATGTGCCATCTGCCAATAATTTGCAGGCCTGTTTCAGAAATTCCGCCTCGCGTTCCATGTCCTCGAACAATGTCTCGACCGCTGCCGTTGCTGTCCGGAAGTTCTCTTCCCGTTCTCTCGCTGTTTTAGCCTCTTCGCATCGGCAGTTCCATGTCACTTCTTCGTTCAGTTGCTCCTTTGTGAGTTTCTTCTCACTCTGTACAGTTCCCATTTGCCCGCAAAACTTACATGCTCCGAACTGTTCCATCACTTAACCTCCTTCCACGTTCTCTTTGGTTCTTTGTCAATGTCTCCGATCAGGGACTCAATGCATTGTTTGATCATCTTTGCATCCTCCATGGCTGCTTCGTAATCTTCCCGCCCGGCTTCCAGGTCCTTTTTCAGGATGCCGGATGTGTATATCAGGTTCTCCAGTCTTGCGGAATACTTGTTCCGTCCAGAAGTCTTAACAGTGTCTCCTTCTCCGCCTGCAGTTCCTGAATCTTCACCAGGTAATGTCTCGCCAGTTCCAGATGGTAATGGCTCTCCTTCAGTTCCTCCGAGATCCGTTTCTCCAGATAATTGACTCTCTCCTGCGCTTCCTTCCGGCTGAAGATCATGTACCCCTTGTTCTGCTGCCAAATCTTTGATTTGCTCTGTTCCTTCTTCAACTCCATTTCCAGCGCTTTCATGTCCTTCTGTCTCGGTCTCCTGCTTCCGTTCCTTCTCGGCATTCTTTTTCTCCTTTGTGACATTTACTCTTTTCTTCTCATTTTTGGTTTTTTCTGCCTTTTTTTGAGCATTTTTTTCATTTTTTGAACCAAAATCGTCATTTTTGGGTTTTTCCGGAAACGGTTTTCCGAATATTGCTTCATAATTTTCTGCCGTGCTACCACCGCATCCTCTCTCCATTACATAAAGGATGGCATCTTCCAAATCCTCCCAGGAGAACTTCTGCTTTTCGTTGGTTCTGGCATTAACTACGGAGACATATTCTTCCTTACAGATCAGCATCAACTTACCTACTCCCACGACTCTTGTGATGTACATGGTATCCGGTACCGGGCTGAAGATTTCCTTTCTTTCCTCTACCTTTCCCTGTTCCAATTCCTCAAACAGTTCCGTCTTATCTTCCAGAATCTGGAATATGGCGGCTCCTAAGATATCATCCTCGGCCAATGCTGCTGCCTGATGCTCTTTTGGATACTGTTCCGCTTCTATTGTCTCCGCATAGGCCTCCAGCGGACTGATTTTCTGTTCATCTTTCACTTCTTCCTGAATGGTTTCGATTTCATCCACCGTCAGCTCCGGCGAAAGTTCCTCTACTATCTCATCCGGAAGAGTGAGCATTATTCCTAATTTTCTTGTACCGTAACCCTTGAATTCCTCTTTTAATTCGTCCGAATTGCCTCCGATTGAGAACTTGTCATTGATTCTGATGAATCGGGACACCTGTGTTTTCTCCAGGCCAAATTCTTTAGCGGCAAATCGGATGTAATCTCCTTCAAACTCTGTTCCGTTTAATACTTCGGTGTCACGGGCTACCTTTAGCAGGTACCCGATCCGCACAAAGCTTTCCGAAGCCTTTGATAATTCCGTTCCAACTTCCGTCTTGTAATCCTCGTAGGACTTTGTCCATACAATGTCATTCATGCCGTTGCTCCTTTCTCTTTGTTCTGAATGGTTTTTGCTTTCTTTGCTTCTCTTTCTGTCTTCTTGACATCCAGCTGTTCCGTGTAAGCCGTAAGCCACATATCATTTCTTTTTCGGTCCGGCTTGGAATCATGGATTCCATACCATTGGTGAATTTTTCCGTTCGGTTCGATCTCCACTGTGACATAGGGAACTTCCGGGCGGTCCACATATCGCAGGAATAAAATTGTCGTTTCGGCTTTATCGTGTTTTGCCAGATAGTTGTCTCCGCCAACGCAGTGATGCAACAGCCTTCCCTCGTCTATGATCTCCGCAGCGTCCTTCGCCGGCCGGATGAACAGACAGCCCTCTTCCCAGTTATATGCCTTCATTGCATCTTTATACCGGTCTGCGATTCCCGTATACTTAAGTAGTGCCTTTCTTTTTTTCTCATCCGCTTTTCTGGAATCCCGCTCTAAGAGCATGGCATTATGCGCTCTGATTAAGTCCTTTGGGTGAATATATATGTAATTGGTCATGTCATAGCCGTTTTCTTCGCGCATATGAAGATAATCCAAATAAGTAGTTGCCGTATCCCGAAGATTGTTTTTCATGCCTTTGGCATATTCCTCAATGCGGTTTTTTAATTGCCTTCCTGACATGAAACGATTAAAAAATGTGATATCTGCTGTATTTAAATGGATCATGATGAAGAACTCCGCAATCTCATCATTCCAGTGTTCTCCGCTTTTCTTCTCAGCCTGATATAGATCAAGAGCAATGGATCCGTATTTTCGAACCAGTTCAATCCGGCTTTTATAAATCTGCAGATAATCCTGCGGATTCTTTCCTCTCCAATTTGTCTTACACGGATAATTTCGAAGCTTCCCAAGCAGTACATCCTGCAGGTCCAATTTCCAGAGCATTTCAATCTTTCTATCTTTTGCATAGAGTTTCATATAATCCCAGGTGGTATAGCTCCAGTTTTCCAGAAAATTCTCCGCATCCTCCAGACAGGAATATGCGCAACAGGTTCCTTTGATTGCTTCATAGGTCTCCGGATATACCTCACCATATACGTTATCGTTTGAACCGCCAAAGCTTTCCCAGATCTGGTCATTTTCCACTCTGACCCAGTTGCCCCAGCCTCCGGTATTCATCCATTGCCAGTTTCCATGGTTGTATTCGCAGTTATATCCGTCTTCGGTAATCCACAACCTTCTTGTGGGAACCAAACGAAAATCCTGACAGCAATACACCTCATCCGTGTGGTTTTCCGGGTTCTCCATGACGAGCCAGCCTTCCAAACCGGTTAACAGGAATCCGTTGTCTCCCCACTTCTGGCCGAGCCAGAACATTTTCTTTGTAACGATTGGCCGGACCTTTCTTCCCATCATGTAATAAGAGCCGGAGAAGCCACAATTCGGACAGGTTCCTGTCATCCTTACATCACGATATCCACCGGAATGGCATCCAATCGTTTTGTATGGTCTCGGAGCTTCCATGCCATAATAGGTCTTGTAAGAAAACCGCAAACAGTGAGTGCAGAAAATTTCATATTCGTTCTCGTTTCCCTTCTTCTCTCCGGTTCGGCGATAGTAGAGGGCGAAACTTCCATCGAACTGATCAAGCGCCCAGTCCTCAATTCCTTCCGGGCGCGGAGGCACCTTGCAGACTGACCAGTCCCAGTTTTTCTTTTTCATTTTCATGGTCAGCCCTCCAGATAGTATTGTTTTAGGATCTTTCGGACGGTTGCTCTGCCTGGAATGCCCATCTCCACGCTGACGTTGCCCCCGTGAATGCCTGCTGCCTTTTTGATTTCACTTGGGACTTTCTCCTTAATCTTCCAGGACTCTTTCAGGACGGCTCCAATTGCTCCGGCCAAAGATTTACCTTTCCTTCTTACCGCAAGGGCAAATGCTTCATTTTCGCATTCTTTTACGACATCATCCGCCCAATCTGCCATGATTTCTTTTAAGTTCATTGCTTCCTTTTCAACTTTGATTTTTCCGGCTGCTGCCATTAATGGCGAACACAGCTCCGATACATCTCCATTGATAAAATCTTCGGCATCCATCTCATCAATGCCGTTTTCCTTTGCAATTTCCTTAATGGCATTCATATCACCTTCTGCTTTCTGGTTGGCTGCTGCCATATTGATTTCTGTGTAAGAGTCAAATTCTCCATATTTTTCATAAAGTGCCATAATAATCCTCCTGTTTGTATTCCGCCGATGTCAAAACGCTATTTTCGAACAGATGTACGTTTTATCCATCCGGCGGAGACTTGGTATCCTGTACCAGAAGATAGTGCTGGATGGGAAGCCCCGTATAGGAATTTATTCCATTCCATAACGATTCCTTAACCAGCAGCCATCCCTTTGGTACTTTTGGTTCTGCTTGCCATCGTTTCCGATGGATATGCTCCTTCTTTGCCTTTGGCATGATTAAATTTCTTGAGTGGCTGACTTTGCATCCCGGGATGTCTTCTTTTGATTCTTTCTTGGCCAAATAGTCAGCAAGAGCCTCATACTCTCCATCCTCATAGAGTGGAGAGAAGTTCTTTTTCCCCACCTTCCAACATTCCAACACAGCGTCCTGTGTGGCGAAGGTGTTCGTATGAATATCTTCGAGGATCAGATGATGATGCACTGCTCCTCTGGATCCGATCTCCGTGACCGCAATCCATTTATATGTAAAACCCGCCTTCTCGAAATATCTCTTCATCCTTCTGTGGAACCTTGCCAGCTCTTTCTTTGCCATTTCCGGAGTCTCCGGCCTTGCCTCTTTGGGATAGGTCAATATGATATGCCATCCCTTTTTGAAGTTCCCTAAGATCAGAAGGCGGATGTTTCTTGCCCTGTTTGACTGATTCTGCCGCTCTATCTCTTCCGTAGTCCGTTTTCTCTTTTTGCTCCTGGGAGATCCCGGTGCTCCGGAACGTAGTCCATAGTGCTTAATGATGTATCGATATCCCGGACCTGATATTGTGGTCCGTTGGTACAAATTGCATCACCTCTCTTTCCTCTACTTTGGTCATAACTTTAATATCCTAAACGAGGTAAAAAAAATGCAGAAAATCCGCTATTTTGCTTGCTTTCTGCCTTCAAAAGTGATACAATTTATTTGTCAGATAAATATGTTCACTTTTGAAGACTACCCGGATTTCATTCCGGGTTTTCTTTTGGCCAAATCACAGGACGGCTCCCAGAACGGACCATGCGACGATTGCGAGTGGTACCAACAGGATCCAGGCGTAATCCCAGATAGATTCTCCTTCGTATCTCTCTGTCACGCATTCTTTTAATAGTTCGTATCCGTTTTTCATAGATGCTTCTCCTTCTGGCTTCCGTCCGTTCCATCTTTAAGATCAGAACATCAATCTCCATAATTTCCTTTTGAATTTCCGAATACCGACCGTTGCACCGGTGCAACTCGTCTTTTTCACTCCGCAGCGCTTCCCTTGTCATTTTCAGTGCTTCGATCAGGCTCATTCTTTTCCTCCTGCCTCTTTTTGAAAATTTTCTCTGCCTTTTTATTTACCCATGTTTTTTCGAAGACCACGTTCTTCACGTCTTTTGCGTAAATAAGCGTTTCCTCCGGATTTCCATATTTTGCGCTGCGACATTCTTCCTGCTCCATGAAATCAACCAGCCGATTTTCCCTCTCTCTCAATTCCTTAATGCATCTTCGCTGTTCTTCGATAACAATTTTCAGCTGTTCCGTTTCGTTCCAGAACATGTAAATCAAATCCGCATCCGTTTTCCATTCACGTGGGATTCCTAAAATACCTTGCAATGTTGCCATTCTGCTGCCCTCCTTAAAACAAATTCTTCACCGTTTCGCTCTCGCCGAAGTAGTCCACAATTCCCATGGCCTGCTTTAGGTTGAAACCACCTCTTTTAAAATTCAGCTTGTCTGTAAATTCCGGCCGCGATATCCCGATATATGCCGCTGCATCCTTCTGGCTGTAATTCCCGTCCGCAAGTTTCTGCCGTACCCAGGCATGAAAGCGTCTCGTGTTGTCATTCGGCGTGTTTCCTGTCGCCCGAACCTCTTTCATTTTTTCTTCCTCCTGTAAGAGTTTTATGAGTGTAACTGTCAAGTTACGCTCATTCGTGATATCCGTAGGATATCATGTCGTTCTACTTTTTGTAGAGTATGAAGGCAAAAAAATATAATCCTGGCTGATTCCGTAAATCTCAGACAGCATTTTCATCTCCGGGATGCCGGGGACCACTTTCCCGTTCTCCCATTTCATGATTGTCTGCCGTGTCACGCCAAGTTTTTTTCCTGCCTCTTCCTGCGATAGTCCAGCGTTCACTCTTGCTGCTGCCAAGCTTATCTGAAAATCTTTCTCCTTCATCGGTCCTCCTTTCCGTTGACTGCGTTTTCGCGCTCAACTTGCCTTCATATTAACTCTACTTTTTGTAGATGTCAACACTTTTTGTAAACTTCGTTTACTTTTTGTTTGTAAATCATGCAGAAGTGTTGTAGAATAAACCACACAAGGAGGTGATTGATATGTCAGAAGACGCTTACAAACTCATTTTTTCAAATAACCTGAAATACTTCATGTCGTTGAAACGGAAAACGCAGATTGATATTGTTAATGACCTTGGTTTTGACAAATCCGCTGTATCGACCTGGTGCAACGGTACCCGTCTTCCGAGGATGGACAAGGTCAACGCCCTTGCAAATTATCTCGGAGTGAAGCGCTCTGATTTGATTGAGGAACGATCTGCTGCCGAAATCACTTCTCTAAATCCAGATGATTTGATTTTGCTCCAAGCATACCACAACGCAGATCCTGACATTCAGTTTTCCGTGCGTACCATCCTCGGAATTAAAAAAGAATCTTCCGCCTTGTCAAAGGCTGAATAAGGAGGTGATGATATGTATATACAGAAACTCCCGTCCGGTTCTTACCGCGTCAAGGAAATGGTAAATAAGCAGCTCTATTCCTTTACTCTTGATCATAAGCCCACGCAGGCGGAGGCAAGACAAATTCTGGCAAAGAAAATCAGTTCCAAGACCGTCAGCGTTAATTCGTCCGTCGAGCACGCCTGCGATGTTTATATTGATTCAAAATCGAACCTTTTAAGTCCCGCAACGATTCGAGGCTATAAAACTATCATCCGACAAGTTTCTCCGTCCTTTTTGGCTCGAAATATGAACCTTGTCACCCTCCAGAACTTCCAGTCCGAAGTGAACCGTTATTCCGAAAACCACTCTCCGAAGAGCGTGAAGAACTTCACCGGATTTTTGCAAAGTGTATTCAAATTTTATGGAATGGATTTTGCGAACATTACGCTGCCGCAGAAAGAAAAGAAAAATGATTATATCCCTTCGAAAGAAGATATCAAGAAGATTTTTCAGCATATCGAAGGCACCAAATATGAGGTGCCGATTCGCCTTGCTGCGTTTGGTCTGCGCCGAAGTGAAATCTGTGCGCTCGAGTGCTCAGATTTGAGCGGACAGTGTTTGACCATCAATAAGGCCATGGTACAGAACGACGCGAATGAATGGATTATCAAGAAAACCAAGACGACGGACTCCACCCGGACCATCTATATTCCGGAGGACCTGGCGGATAAAATCCGCGAGCAGGGATATGTATACGAAGGAAATCCCGAAAAAATTTACTGCGCTCTCTCCCGTGCCCAGAAGGAACTCGGCATCCCGCACTTCTCTCTCCATAAGATGCGCCACTTCTTCGCTTCTTATATGCACGATCAGGGATACTCCGACAAGCAGATTCAAGAATTTGGCGGATGGAAAACTGATTTGGTCATGAAAAGTGTCTACCAACATGCCATGGACATGGACAAGGCCAAGATGGACATGTGTAACAGTCTCGGTTCTTTGAAATAGCCGTGTCAAATCCGTGTCAAATTTTTGTGTAACTTTGTAGTTAATTTTGTAATTTTAGAGTTAATTTTTAGGCAATAAAAAAGCCCCGAAAGTATTGATTTCTCAACGAAAATCTTTTACTTTCGGGGTTTTCTTTTATCGAGCGATAGACGGGGCTCGAACCATCATACTTTTTGTTGATAAGTGCTGAAATATAAGGCTTTTATGTTTTGCGTGTCAAATCTATGTCAAATCACCCTATCATTTGACACGGATCTTCTGCCCTGTGCGAATCAGATTCGGATTCTTAATATCCGGATTCAGCTTCAGAATCGCCAAAACCGTCGTGCCGTACATTCTCGCAATCATTGTCAGATTGTCGTTGGCTTTTGCCGTATAATAAATCTTAGCTTCTTCCTTCGGCGCTGTCGTATTTGCCTTGCAGAGCTCGTCTACCTTCTTCTGGATTGATTTTATCTCCGCTGTTGTAAAACCTTCTGCTTTGAGCTTCTGCGAACGCTGCGGCTCGTTTCCGTACTTGCCTTTGTATACTTCCAGTGCTTTGGCATCCAAATTCTTGGTCGTCGGTTGTGGCGTTGGTTGCACCGGTGCAACTTCCGGAGTTCCTGAATAATCCAGCCACGCTGTCATCTTTCCGTGTTTTGTCCACTGTCCGTTTTTTGCCGCGCCTTTGTAATGTCTGCGGGCACCGGTTTCGTCCACGTAGGAGTATAATACTTTTCTCTCCCAGGAACCCGTGGATTCGATGACGTTGTAAACCTTACCACCAATCACCTTTTCACCGATAAAGGATCCTGCATGGTCCTTCATGTAGAGCAATCTCGGTTCTCCGTTCTTTAACTTCTTAAAGTTTGTTGATACATCCGTGCACTGTTTGATTAAGCCGTCCACGGTGCAGTCTCCGGTATTGCTTAGATCTTTCTGGTAATATCCGACCGTGGTTTTGCTCACGTCATATCCATTTAGCAGAGCTTTAATCAAATTCCAGCAGTCCGCGGATGTTCTTCCATCGGAATTGATATAACAGAGATTGTTCGGATATTTATTTGAGTAATACGTGTTCCTTGCCGCAATTACTTCCAATCTTCGAATGTATTCGCTTGCCGTCATAATTACTTTCGCCATATCTTATTCCTCCAGTTTGTCGATATCGCCACCGGCTATGATCTGCTTCACGGCCTGCTTTACCTTATCGTATCCATTCATGGAGCAGAGCCATCCGAGAAAAGCTAATACAACCACGCATACTACGTACTGCGCATTCACATCGATTTCCTTTGCGATTGCATAAGCTGCTCCCATGGCAACTGCAATTACAACCGATACGATGCTCGCCATAATATTTGCGTGAGCCTTTCCGCCGCATTCCCTGAATAATTTCTTAAGAGCCTGTGTTGTGAGTGTCGTTAAGATTGACACTGCCAGTAGTCCTGTCATAAAGATTTGAATTGGTACCATCTTCGTCTCCTCCCTTCAGCATTTCTAATTCTTCCGCCAGTTTCTTTATCTCCTTTTGCTGATGTTCAATTACCGCTGCCTGCGCTTCGATAATCTCCAACAGCTCCAAAAGATCGCTCATTGTTCTTTTAGTGGCAGCTTGTCCACTTCCTTCATTACCTTCTGTGCAGTTCCGTTCCCGCCAAGTTCCGCATACGGTTTGAATAAATAATCGTGCAGGTTTTCATACTCGTCCTTTGTGATCCATCCGCGCTTCAGGTACTGACCGCCAAGAAAGACAATTCGGTCATGGCCGAGCCCCATCAGCATATCGGATTCGGCGGTCCTTTTCTTTTCCCTGTTGTCTTTTCGCTGTACCATAAATGTCACAAAAGAAAAAACCGTCGCGGCTAATCCCGTAACGGCCCCAATGCATGCAATGACGATTGCCTCCATTTTTTTACTCCTTTTCCAATTCTTCTCTGACTGCTTCTCTGTATTTCTCCGGCACCTGTTCGATTGTCATTTTCTCACTCTTAACAAGGTTGATGTATATTTCTGTTAATGTTTTCATGTTACCCCTCCATGATGATGTTTGCTAATACCTCGATTGCGTCCACAAGGTCGTCTATTGTGGTCTCAATCTGCTCCACAAAATAAGAATCAAACTGTTCTTCCACTTCCTCTTCCGACAGCCTTGTTTTTAATAATACTTCGTCCGCCGTCCATGCTATGGAATCCTCCAGTTCTTCTTCCTTGATGTTTTTCCTCAAATATACCTCTGCCGTTCCGTCCTCCTGCGGATAATATGCTATCCGATCAGGCTGTTCTGAGTAATAGACCTTCATTTCGTTTCTCCTTTCCGATGATGTATTGTGCCGCCTTGAATATGTGGAAGTCTCCGCTATAATCGGAATATTTATAAAATCCTTTGAATGATACGAGTCTTGTTGACTGCGATACTGTCAATGTTCCGTTTCGTTCGTACCGGAGCATCAGCCTCCTTGACTTAATATAATTGCGGTCTCTCATTTTAACCTTGCCGTTTGCGTAGACCACGAATCCCATCATGTCAATGCCTACAAGTTTCGAACAAACGATTGCAAATGTCGGCTTAATAGAAAAGCTGATTGTTTCCGAAAAATCTGTCAAAATATGAACTGCTTTAAAGAGATTGCTCCGGTTGCTTCCGAGCAGAAGCATATCGTCCATAAACATCACCATTTTGGAAATCAGCCTTCTGTCTCTATTTTTTAATTCCATTGCCCTTCTGTAGATGAACGAAAGCATATACTGGCAGGCCCACTGTGATATCAATGCGCCAATCATCAGACCGTGATATTCCTCTGTTTCGTGTGTGCTTAAGAGTGTTCTCCATAACCAGAGAATCGTTTCGTTTCCGCAGTCGTGTTCGAATAGCTCAAGAAATTTTTCTCTGTCTGCATTTGGAAAACACTTTTTGATGTCTAATTTCACGAAATATCGGCATTTTCTTGTGTAGCGCCTTCCGTTTTTCTTTGCCCATCGCACAGCCCTTTCATCCTGCTTTATATACTTGCGTATCAGATTCATTCCGTAAACCTGCCCTCTGTCCGGCATACTGGATACCTGTTGCGGAACAATTCGTCCGTCCCATATTTCTTTGCAGGAATAGACGGCTATGTAATCAAAGATTTGCTGCATTGGTGACTCGCAGCCAATCATACGGATTTTATTCGTTGTGTGGTCCCTCTGTTCTCGAATCCGCACCGGAGGAAGGTCGAGACTACGCTCTTTTATTCTTCGAACAGCCTCGTTTGTGATTGAATCAATTACCGGCTTTAGTGGCTCGTAATTGTGATTATCAAGGACATCGTAATAATCCTTCCTTTTCAGCCCGTGTTTATGGAGTAAATTCCGAAAGTCGTATCGCTTTTTGTGCCGCATGATACACTCTTCCACCCATGGCCGAATTGTATCGAAATCCGTAATATCGACATTCTTACACTTTTTCTTCATCTTTTCCTTTCTTGAGTAAAACCGGCTTTCCTTGCGTACTAACCGGCGGCTCTTGCTCTCTATTTTCGCCACAGCGAGGATATGCAATCGCAGTACGTTTTTATGGCTTTGAGAGTAAATAGAAGTGCGGCGCAGGCAGTACCAGGCCGCGTGCGCCAGACCGTCGTTGCCGTTGAGGGACGACAGACCGGCATTCGCACCGTGGTTCAAGTAGCCAAAGGCCAGCCAGAGGACCGAACCACCCACCAAGCACGACTGCATACCCGTAGTTCAATAAGGGGGATACCCCCTCTGGACGGCTTACGCCGCCCATTCACCCCGGTTGCCATTCGGAGAAAGGCGGCGCAGGCAGAACCAGGCCGCGAGCGCCAGACCGTCGATGCCGAGGAGGGACGACAGACCGGCATTCGCACCGCGGGCCAAGTAGCCAAAGGCCAGCCATTCTCGAAGTCCGGTAGTTCCCTGCTTATTCATGTAGAATGCATCCTTCGTGAAAGTCGAGGAGCTTCCGCCTACCTTAACCGGATAACTCATTCCCTTCGCAAATCCAATCCGCTTTATCCATTGCCACGAATCCGTTGCAGGACATTCAATTTTCAAATCCGTTATTCCTTCATAATTTTCCGTGATGCTGCTTGCCTGCGTTGAGCTTCGCCTTGTAATATATGGAACGTAGTGCGTAGTGCTTCCTACAACTTCAAGGCTCATTATTACGTCTGCAAACACTTCATAACCTCCTACCATGCACTCAATACCCTGCAGCCGGAACGGATGCTTGCTGTCCGTATTTGAGCCCGGAGAACCGTCGTTTCCTTTTACGTTGTCGCATGAGCCGCAAGCCCAATGGAATGTTGATATAATTGTCGAGCCGCTCACTGCGTTTCCGTTTGCTACTGTGTTGAACAGTGTGTCGATGTCTACATATACCGCTTTGTATGAGTTTCCTTCAATTGTCACGTTCTCGACTGCCGTTACCTTTACGCCGTCCATTCCGGATATGGAATAGTTCGCCGCCGTTCCTCTGTCCGCCGAGGAACCGTTGTATGTTCCAATTTCTATTGTTGAGCCTTCCAAGATTCCTGCATTTGACGGAACGATGATTCTCTTTACGTCCGTTTCTGATACCTGTGCATAATACTGCATATTGTAATTGCTGCAGCCGTTCATGATTCCATCCAGTGTCAAGGATGCGTACTTAATCATTGTCATGAGCTTTAAAAATGTATCGTCCGCCGTTGTAGTTCCGGAATACTGCGCTCCCGTTGCCGCATACAGTCCGTGAATTGAATTGTGTGAATTATAAGGTCTCGCATAGGATCCCGAACAGGATGTCATCTTGCCGGAATTGTTTGCTGACATATATTTTGAATGTACGACAAACTGCCGCACGCTTCCGTCCACTCTTACTGCTTCCGCAAGCGGTTCAATATCGTTATATGCCGCCAGGTACTTTGTCCTGTATCCATGTGTATATGTTGTCGCTGTCTCCGACTGATAGTGCCATCCTGACATCTGCATTACACCGACAAAAATGTCGGGATCGTCGCGGACAAAATTGCTGGTGATTCCATCGATTGCCGTAATCAGGATATCGAGCGAATCCGGATCTACAATAAAATTGACATCCTTGCACGCAAACAGTGAAAGCCCTTCAAAATCATCCTGCCCTTTTACGGAATCCGTGGAAGGAGCGCAGGTCAGACCTTCATTATCTCCCCCTCTTGTACCCGTACTTCCTGTACTGCCACCGGATGCGTCCGGAATAGAGAAAGTGACGGAGCCGTCCCAATCGTCCCTGGTCTTTTCATACCATTCCGCGCAGAGCGCTGTCAGCTGCTCTGCAGAGGCATATTCCGCGCCTTTTAATAGAAACCACTTCTTCATGACGGTATCGTATGTATTCTTTGTTCCGTCGAGCTGGTCGATTAGGAAATCCTCCTGATTCATCAATGCGGCGTAGATAGCCCTATTCTCCACGGGGTTTTCACTTGTCGCAGATAATTCTGTGTCAACTATTGTTTTGTTCGCTTCTGCTTCAATTCCTGTCAGTTTGGCCTTTTCTTCTGTTGTATAGTCCTCTGTTGAGAGTCCTTTGCCGGTTTCTTTGTCTACCTTGCTATCGAGTGCTGTACTAACCGACCCTATACCTAATGCCAATGCACTCTCCGCTTCCGTCGCTCTGGTCTCTTCTGCAGAAATCGCATCGTGTACACCGTTTGACGTGACAGGATTGGAGCTTCCGTCCGTCGGTACTTGGTCAAAAGTCAGAGTGTCCTGCTTGGTCGGATCGTGCGGAGTAATTGTGAGCGTTGTTCCGTCCGTCAGCGTCAATGTAATGACTCCGTTGTTCGTCGTGAAGGATGCCACCTGTTTCTGCAGGGAAACGAATTGTCCATACGTCATCTGATAGGTATGGGTTCCGTCGTCCACTGCTATTATGTCAGTACTTGAAAGTGTTGTCTTAACCGGTAATTCTGTAATTAGTGCCATGCTTCCTCTCCTTTAGTGATATTCTAAAATTCTTGCGTTTGTGTGAAACTGTAACGGCTCTAAATCGTGGTCTGTCAATGTGCCATGCGTATGACTGTCCCAATAGGATACCGTTCCGATTGCTTCTGCCAGAGCATTGACCTGGTCTCTGATATCTCCGAGTCCCAAATCGACTGCCGTTACATTGTGCGGATTCCCGCTTCGAAGCTGACTATGCACGTATGCTTCTTTGCTATAGTCGCCATAGTAGGCATCCTCATGACCTTCGCCTGTTTCTGGCTTTCGGTTTAGAAGTTCTGCGATGCGTTTCAATATTTTGCTTTCGCCGTTAAAATATAATTTTTTCATGAATAGTCTCCTATGCGTCAATCAGCGAGTAAGTTACCTTCAAAGTCTGGCTGGCATTTTTAACCACCGGAGTCTGCAGATTAGCGATGGTTCCGAGGTAATTGCTTAAGAACCTACCATACAAATACTGCGAATTTCCATTTGGATTATGGCAGAATGCGTATCCGTCTTCGAAAGGCAGATTCACGGAATCCAGATACCAGCTACCGTCTGCATCCGCGCCATCCAGCACGATAGTATAGTCCGGATACAGAATCGCATTGCGATAATAAGTCGTTGTCTGTGTCGCCGATGTTCTGTAGGCGTATGTCCCGAAGAAAAGGAGCCCGCCCTTCAAAGCAGACCTGAACCAATGATTGGAATTGACATAGTAGCCTTCCGGCAGGGTAATCTGTCGAACGTCCTGTAAGTTGTTTAGGTTAATTTTATAGAATGACCTTCTGTCGTAAGATACCGCCATAACATGACCGTCTACGACCTTTTGATAATCGTTGCAGAACTGCACTCCGGTTAAGGTTGTGATTACGCAATTTTCTGCGCTCCACTGCAGGTTATCCCTCGTAATCTTCGTGATGTAGATGTCGCCATTACCGGTCGAGTTGCCCGGAGTCCATACGATGTAAGCACTGTAGTCATTTTCAAAATCGACCTGAACACACGACGTTTCGTTGAATGCCGGGTCTGTATTATGCGCCACCTGTGTCCACGACAACGTCTGATATACTTCGTTCGGAGTGTTAAGGTCACTTGTCGCACTGTCCCCGACCTTGTAATTTTTCATCGGGCAGTATGTCCGGTTAATCTGCATCGTATAGGTTCTGGTGTAAGTATAATCGCCATATGTTCCGCTTCTTTCCGAACTTGATGAGATGTTATGTATGATGTAGGCATAGCCGTCTTCATAAGCAAGAACTTTGTTCTGATAATAGTGCTGTCTGCTGCTTCCGGAAAAAAAACAAGGCTGAGCTACAACGGAATTATTCAGAAGCCGGAAAGGATTCGCATTTTTCGTAAGCGCAAGAGACTTAATCGTTCCATTTGCCTGACTTGTTCCAAAGTCCCAGACCGTTCTCGACCTTCCGTTCTCTCCTAACTGCAGCGAGGATTCGACGGTATTCTTCGAGCCTTTCATCGTATTATCAATATTCACTTCCTGCAGAGCATAACCCACAAGGTGCGCATCTGCAGGGAATGCGATATTGTCTGCATCCGCAGTGAGTTCCTCGTCAAACATCATCAGCCCACCAAGACCGGCATACGCAAGCGGCATGATATTCCCCATCTGGTTGGTCGCAGCATACGCCTGAAGCATGTTCTTGATGGCATTCGTAACCATGTTCTCCTTTTCGACCTTCTGGATGAGCTCCTTCGTCTTTGCATCAAATAGCTCCACCTTCAAAAGACCCCGAATCGGCTTTGTGTCGAATTGAAGCCCCTGGACGTGTTCTTTCACCCTCGTATTCATATATGTCCTCCTATTGCGGTAAATCCGCTTGTTGTTTCGCCCTGGTCAAATATCACCTTGATTCGAACGGGTCCTTCTCCAAACTCCTCAGCAGTCAGGTCGTGGATAGTGACATAAGTCATCTCCAAGTCATCCTCCCAGTCGGAGCCGTTCCAACCCTTCCAAGTCTCCCCGGAATCGAAGCTGCACAGATACGACAACGCGCCGCCGTTAGGCGACACGAAACCGGTCACTCCGGTGATATCGATGGTCTCGATGTACTGCCCCGATTCCGATGCTACCCATCGGTAATTTTCCACCGGCACATTGTAATCTGCGAGACAGTTGGTCAGATAAGTCGTTACAGAAATACCGGAAAGCGTTTCTGCATCGTCCGTATAATCTGCAAGCACAGTGCTGAAGGTCAGAGCCGTCAGGCTGTCCGAAATAACCTCCTGCGTCGCAGCTGTTGCCACTGCTGTCACTTCATCCGTGAATCTTTCGAAGATATCGAAGGATATCGCCTGAACTTCATCCGATACGCTCGGGTTGGTATCAAGCACCTCGCCTACAAGACCCTCGCCCGCCCAGTATGCGTGCAGGTGTCCTGCCGGAATAGTCACATCTCCTCCGGTTACGGTGATTTCTGCTCTAAAATACCCGATAACATTAGCAGAGCTCTGCCAGAAGTACATCAGGTGCCTGAGCTGGATGCCGTCGAACTCCGTGAAAATCGGATTGTAAGCAATTAACTCATCATTCAAGTAATATGTCACTGTTGCCTTGACGTCGTGTTCCGTATAATTATCGCCGCTAATCTCTTCCAGAGTATCGACCAGCGCCCGAAGCTCTGCATGGAAGTCTACGTGCGTGTCCTTCGTCGTTACATATTGGAGGTTGATGATTTCCCAGGTCTCGCCGTTATGAAGCGTAATATCGTCGGCATTGATCAGATTGTAATAGTGCATCGAGTCGTCGTTGACCTTCGAAGCGATTCCGGCAAGATTTTTGTCCGTCTTGCTCTGCGCTGAAGATAGTGCCGGATTCTTCCCGACACCTTCGAGCTTGATGCCCTTATGATGCGTCCATGTGTATTTGTTAATACAGAAGAGCTTGTCCTCATCTCCAAGTCCACCCGGAAAGCTGAGCACATCGCCCAGGTCATACGCGGGATTCTCCGGAAGCATAACCGAGAATGGCACGTACTGAATCAAGGCAATCTTGTTAAGAATTGCCCTGCGGATGACTTCCTTGCCTTCATCTGTTCCGTACTGCAAGAACGGATTCGAACCGAGGCTGTATGTCAGACCGTCATCCTGAGACAGTGCGTAATAGTCCATCGTGCTGTTTTCGATGTTTGTACAGTAAAGACCAGTGTATCGGGTCTCATAATCTGAATAGCTGGCACCACTGAAGCGCCCCGTCGAATCCACAGTATCCACAATGTCCTGTGTATACGGCACAAATATAATCCGACCAAAACGATCTGCGGTAGCATAACACGCGCAAGACTGCGCCACCCAGGATAAAAAGTCACGCCAAGTCTCAATATCGGTTCCATCCTGCCAGAGCGACAATACTTCCGAACCGTTAGCGAATGCTGTAAAGGCTGTCTGATCTGTTGCCAAAGTAACAAAGCAAGCCTCACAGGCATACTTTGCAAGCCGATACGGAGTACCCGTAACAGCACCGCCGGTGAAGATTCTGTCAAATTTACTCATAACATCGTAAGCTTTGATCGCGACACCGGCAGCAGTATGATTTGCCTCACCGATATAATACCGACCGAGAGGTACAGACTCCCATGTCAATCCATCTGGAAGTAAAAGTTCGAAAAACAATGCAATCTCTTTTCCGTCCAGCTTGTACCGTTCGATATTCAGTCCCCGGAGCGTTACTGACAGCTCTCCGATGTAGACCGTACCGATCTGTACGTTATCATTGCCGCTGTTCTGATTCGTTATGGATAGACTGCCTTCCAGGATGTTATTATCACCGAAAGACTCTCCGGCGATGGATCCCGTCACTCTGGATCGGATTGCCGGCTTTTTTATTGCTTCTAAATAATCAGCCGATACGTTATACACTTAAAATTCCTCCAAAGTGAACGATACATTGTAATAGCGGTGTATACTCGTTTCCACAACCATGTCCGCGCTGTAAGACTCCGGATCTATGAACATTGATTTCGTAACAAGCGCTCCTGCTCGTTCTGACCAGTATTTCACGGTCAGCTCCGACGCATTCACGCAATCATCGAAGAATGCCTTCTCCACATCGTCAGAGTTCATTGACACGTCAAGATGACCGATGCCGGTCCGGATAATATCGCGGTGTGTGGTTCCCGCTTCCGTTGTGTTTCTATTCTCTACAACACGCGGGAACTCCTTATAGGAGCCCGCGTTTAGTTTTATCTCTGTTCCGTTTATAATAAGCTGGATCATGACCGACCTCCGCTTCTATAATTGTTCCGCTGGCTTGCTCTAACAACCACCGTATCAAGCTCATCACCGCCCAGATATACCGGAATGATAATGTCTCCTGATTCTCCAGAAGCTTCACGAATCTGTTGGAAGAGCGTTGTCTCACCGATAAGAAGCTCCGGCTGTGACGCATCACCTACTCCGATGATGGATGGATTGCTGAATCTTGCACCCTGCGTTGCTGCACTCCTGTACCATTCCACATTGACGGACGGAGCCAGACCATTCTTCATGTCGAACGAACCGCTGAAAGAAAAGTGCGGAAGCGCAATGTTCCGGCTGAAGCTCAGCTCGGTGTTTCGGAAAGCATCCTGAATTTCCTGAAGACCGGACTTAACCGTTCCCTTCATTTCGTTCATTTTGCTCTCCGTGGTGCTGTTCAGATTAGTGAACATTGTTACCCATGCGGCTACGATAACCGCAGAGCTTGTCGCCTCAGCCACTGTGATGGCTGTAAGCGTTGCGGTCCATGTGGTCTTAATGTTATTTGCTCCGGTTGTGGTCGTGTTTGTCAACGCAGTCATCGTAGTAGCGCCGGTCGTGCTCATCATCTGTGCATCGTTTGCAAAAAGATCTACAACATAACCGATGACTTGTCCTGCAGTATCCTTCAATGTGTTCAGGAACTGATCCACGGTATTTACAGCGTAAGTCATGTACTCCATATCGTCCGCTGCAGACTTCGCACAGTTTGCGATACTCTTCATCCGGTTATCTACCAGAATCAAAGCACCCGCCATGACCACAAGCTCTGCATCCAGAAGAAGCATCTCAGCTAAGAGTGCCACCAGCGCAACCTCTGCCGCTACAACAGCAACTGTCCAAGGCACTATTGCCACCGTTCCGGCTACGAATCCGGCAGTACTTGCAACGAGTGCCACGGTGAGAAGCACAACCGTTGCAGTAAGAGCTAACGCTCCGACAGTTGCAACGATGATGGCTACATCCAGAGCAGCGGTAGCTACTGCCGCTGCAAGAGTTGCCGCAGTGAGCAGAAGCATAGTCGCTACATTAAGCGCCATGGCAGCGGTCAAGGCAATAACCGATACTGTCTCCACAACGAACGCTGCGGTCATCACTCCGGATGCCAGAGTAAGCCCTGCCATCTCAAGTGCTGCAAGTCCGAGCGGTATAAGTAATCCGATAAGTGCTACTGTCAAGGCAACCGCAGCACCTGCCAGAAGCGCCATGCCGACCGACAGTTCTATCAAAGCAAGAGCCGCCGCACCGCCATACTCAGCAATAGTGGGAAGCTGCGTACAGAACACGGTCAGCGATAGAATCATAAGTGAGATACCAGCAGATACCAGGAACACAGCCGCACCCATAGCCATAAGTCCACCGGCACCCACAGTTGCTGCAGAGCCGATAGCTACGATTGCTGCCGTCATACCGACCGCAATTCCGGCTATGATAACAAGGATAGCTACAGCTCCCGGACCTTCCCGGTTGAGTGCAATCGCTGCATCCGCCAGAATCTTGATACCCATTGCGATAAGCATAACTGCTGCGCCTGCCGCTACGAGTAAAAGAGCCTGTCCGCCCATCTGTGCGAAGGAACTACCTGCTGCGCTTGCTCCGGATGCTGCAGTAGATGCAGACGATCCGAAAGAACTGAGACTCGAAGATGCTCCACCGAGCTTGCTTGCAAGTCCGCCGATACCACTGGTCAGCTTAGAGATTCCGCTGACTGCTTTTCCGCCGACGGAAAGAACAGGACCGGCAGCAGCTGCTATCAGTCCGGCTTTAACAATGAACTCCTGCATTTCAGTGGACAGATTATCCCATGCAGCAGAGATGTCCTTAACGACATCGGCAACCTGTGTAAGCACTTCTGCAAGAGTGGGACCTACTGTGACCACAAGGTCTGCACCCACGCTCTTTAACTGATTCATGACGGTTGTGAACTGATCCATGGGATCCAGAGTTGCCGCGAAGGTCTCCGATACAGAACCTTCAAATTCTCCAAGACTCGACGTAAATGTCGCCAGATCAAGAGTGCCGTTCGACACTGCATTATAGATAGCCGCACCCGCCCTGGACCCAAAGAGTTCATAAGCTGCAGCGAGCTTGTCAGACTCAGATGCATTGCTGTTCATTGTTTCTGTGAATCCGGCAATCGCTGCATCGAGCGTGGTGCCTTCCGATGCCGCTTCCTTCATGGCAGTCCTTAAACCGACTATCATCTGAGATGCATCCAGTCCGGCCATATCTACCGAACCTAAGAAAGAGGCTGCCTCTTCAGCGCTCATTCCCATCTCACGGAAGGATGCTGCGTTCGTACTCATAAGCTGAGCCAGATTACCGACATCCACTCCGGTCTGCTGGCCAACAGTGTTCAATGCATCGAGCATCATACCCGCTTCGCTTGCGTCCATATCGAAAGCGGCGAGAACTTTACTTACGTTATCGACGGATGTGCTGACATCCTGATTATTTAACTGCGCAAATTTAATAAACTGTCCGGAGAGAGTCTCCAGCTCTTTGCCGGTTACGCGAAAACGTGTATTAACCTCACCGATTGCAGCTCCCGCCGTAGCGAAGTCTGTCGGGATTGTCGCAGTTATATTGTCGAGGATATCGCTCATATCCTCTAAAGCAGCTCCGGACGCTCCGGTTTTCTGGACGATTGTATCCAGACCGGCGTCAACCTCTTTCCATGCCGCTACAGAAGCCGCACCGACTGCTGCTAAAGGAATCGTGATTCCTTTTGTAAGTTTACTTCCGGCACTACTCATCGTAGAGCCGATGGACGAAGCCATGTTAGATCCGGCGATTTTTCCGGCAGCAGTTCCTGCTACTGCGCTGGCACCTGTCATCTCTTTCGTGATAGTCTGCTGCGCTCCCTGCATAGTAGGGATAATAGTCACTGTAGCCTGAGCAACCTCAATCATTCCGGGCATGTCTTCGCCTCCTTTCTTCTATCCATGCTCTCATCTCAGCCATAGGCATTGATGATGTAAATATCCTGTCCTTGTTTTTCTTCTGCGGTCTCGGATACCTCTCCGGAGTCTTCGCTCTGGTTCCGCTTCCGAGTGCCTTCAGGTTAGAATTAATCGCAGCCAGCACGTCGAAAATATCAGCCAGGATCGCGTTCGTCTTCGCTGTAGAAGACCATGATGCCAGTTCCGGTTCGATCTCTCTTGCCGTGGCCGATTCCGCATCTAAGTTCGTAACGAACGAAAAGAGAGCACCCCACGAAAGAGTGCCCCCTAAATCATTCAACTCATGCCCTGTCTTTTTCAACAGATCTGACTCAATCGCCCCGTGATGCTCTTCTACGAACTTCGCGAGGCTGACGATTCCCCCGGTTTAAGACCTGATGCTTCCTGAGAAGCCTCTCCCCACGCTTTCACGAGTTCGTTGTATTCGTCCTGGGTAAGATCGTCAATGACGTCCTCCGGGATGAACTTCTTCATGAAAGCAAGAGTCGCTTCAACGGTATCCAGTCCAGCCACTTCCTTCGGTTTCATGCTTCCGGAAAGCGGGAGATAGTACGAATTGTCGCCGATGTTAATCTTCAGCGTTTTCGCTTTGTGTCTTTTAAGTGTAAATTCTGCCATTGTTTCTTCCTCCTTGTTTGTTTATTAGCCGCTGGTTTTAACCTGACCGTCATCCTTAACGAACGTCCAGTCACCGGTGATGGTGATGCTCCAGATGATAGCTCCGCCGGGTGCAAGTCCGATTTCTGCGATATCGGTCACACGACCGGAATCGCAGGACAGCATGATGCCGTCATCTCCGTCCTTGCCGATAAGAACAAATGCCTCATCCTCGTTGTAAGGACCTTCAGCGGTTTCAACCGTGGTAAGGTTGCCGTGGGTTGTGTTTGCAGCTGTAGCGGTTACTGCTCCGGCACCGAATACGGTCTTCAGAGACTCCTCAGTCGTGGAGATTACCGGTACAGTGACAGAGCCCTTCTCGGTCTTGATGTTTCTGACAGTTGCCAAAGACCATGCTCTGATGATTTCCGTGGATCCGTAGGGAGTCCAGGAAGGACCGTCCTCACCGACAAAACCGACCTCAGTAAAGCCCTCCATCGTATCGAAGGGCGATATAGGCATTGCGGGCGGTGTAGGTGTAAGAGGTGCATGATAGAACATTCCGGATGCGTTGCCGGTTCCGATGTTTACTGCATTAGTGCTCATTTTTCAATCCTCCGTTTGTTAGTTTATGGTTACTTTCTCAAGGTGAGCTGCCACGCGGATCCGCGCAGAGCACATCGCGAGGTCCGGACGAACGGGATCGACTCCCCATGATCCGGAATTGTTTACTTTGATGTTATTGATTGGTGTACTTTGGATTTTTACAACGGCACGAAGTATTCCGATAGCGTTTCGGAGCGCCTGCAAGGCATCCGCTTCGGTATCTGCACGGGAATCCAGAACGATATCAAACGCATCGATCTGGTTTGTGTCAGATCCTCCGACCTGCGTGACAAGAATGCACGGCAGAGTATATGTCTTCGGAAGCGGTCTGCAATATGCCGTCAGATGATCCTTCAGAACCTTGCGAACCTCGTCCTCAATATCAATGCTTCTCTGTATTTCCATTATCCTGTCACCGCCTTACTCAGAGCCTTGTTCTCAGCTTCCGCCTTCTGGGATTCCAGATCCGTTGTACTCACACTGCCGATCCATCTTCCGCCGCCATAGTTACCCTGCCAAACACGTGAAGAGAAGCCTTCGCTCTCTCCCGGTATATCGGCATTCGCTCTGGTCTGGATACGATCCGTAGCACTTTGTACCACGCTTTGAACTCCGGAACCCATCAGAATCTGTCTGAATCCTTCGCTCTTAAATTCTATCTTTACCTTCGTTGCCATTACCCTTTCCACCTTTCCAGGTTCAGCTGCATGTTGCTTCTGTTACCTGTCGGAGACTTCCACTTACGTGGTGCTCCGTTTATGACATAGGTCAGACCGTCATACTGGATTCGGTCTCCCTCCTGGATGTCCGCATCATAAGGGCAGTAGCAGGTCATCCCATCCATGATGCCTAACACTCTGCCATCCTGCGACAACATCGTGCTGGCCGGTTGAACAGAACAACCCGCTATTACCAAGGAGGAAGCCTGCCCCCAGTCAGGAACGTCTGAACCCCTGACTGACTTCGTGCCAGGGCGGATTCTCGTGATCGTGTCATTTGCAAAACTTCCAACCATGTCAGAACACCCCCTGGATCTTATACGGCGCGAGAGCTTCCTTGCTGTCGTCCGGCAAAGCTGAGGCCCTTGCAGAGTTCACCCATCCCGCGTTATACGTCACCGACACGCCTCCGGCCGCTTCGCTCGTGATACCGTTGGACGATGCCAGAGCGTGGTTCACACGATGCGCCACGAGTTCCTTGACGGAATCCATGAGTGCCTCGGATATACCTGCGGTATAAGTAACGACAACGACGCTCTTCCGGCTCATCGCCGTAGCATCGAAGACATGAACGATCCCGTCTTCGTCGAAAGCGTAATCCGTGAAGGCCACGTCATCGATCACGACGGCGCTGACCGCTGTCACATACTTCGCCGGCAGCTGGATCATGAGATCCTTGCCGACTCGCTTTGCACGTCCGTTGCCGTAGAGCAGGCGCTCAGTCATCTCGCACTCGGCCGAAGGATACACGTGCCAGCCGCAGTAATTCCGGATCGCCTGCGATGCGGCCTTGATCTCGGACGCGATGCGAGTGTCTCCGGTATACTTGCCGGCTGTGAAAGTGTTGAACTCATCGACTGTGATCAGATCATGGAGCGCTGTGGTTTTCCCTGTTAAGTTGTAACCCCAGTTTGTAGCCAGACTCATTTCTTTTTCGTCTCCCTTGCCTTGTTCTTAGGCTCGACCGCTTTGGCCTGCGGCTCTGCCTTCTTCGCTTCTGCTTTTTCTTCAGCGACTTCTACAGCGCCTTCGGACTGCGGCTCTGCCTTCTTCGCTTCTGCTTTTTCTTCGACGACTTCTACAGCGCCTTCGGGCTGTCGTCCTTCCTCGAAAAACCAAAAAGCGCCTTCGTATAAGTATTTCTTTTTATCCATACGCGTCACCTACTCAAAGCCTTCGATCAGATAGCTGTTGCCTTATAAAGTCCAGCTGTGGATGTGGTTCCGGCAACGTATGCACTCGTATCTACGAGGGTGTAGATGTAAGCGCCGGCAGATCCAGTACGTGCATAATACTGAGTATTAGCGACATACTTAGCGCTCTCGCCCTCTACTGTGAAGGTCGCGCTCTTGAGCTTCATGAAAGCCTTAGGGTAGGGCACCTTGAGACCGCATCTCTCGGTAGTTCTGAAGGTTACTCGGCCGTTGATGAAGTCTGCCTCGTTGCTGTTGGTGACCTCTACGGATCTTCCGCCGTTACGAAGAACGGAACCGCCGAGCCTCCAAGCACCTACGACGATGAGACCCTCCTGAGTAGCCTGAGAAGGAACGGAACGGAGACCCCAAAGAGGAGGTTCCTCAGCAACCTGAGTATTGCCATACATGCCGTAGAATGGACCGCCGGCGAGGAACTGGTTGTTGTTGTCCCTGAGGGAAGTAAGAGCATCCCAGTCGTCGTCGCTGATCAGGAGACCGTCTGCACGGAATCCGGGAGTGAGCTTCTTGATGAACTTCTTCGCGGACTTGATCTTGAGAAGAAGATCGAGGATAGAGGTGGGATCGTAGTACATAACCTGCAGGCCGGATCTGTTGATCAAGCCAGAGATGTTTGCACCAGTTCCGTTACCAGCAAAGAGCTGATCCTCTTCGACGATATCCATCAGGTAGTCAGCGCGCTCGTTGATATGCTGCGCAAGTCTCGGAGCGTCGGAAAGAAGCTCGTCAGAGTCCTTCCAGAAGGTACCGATCTTCTTGATTGCTTCGGTGACCTTAGTAGGCTCGCCGACATGAAGCTGAGGATACGCTCCGTTCTCTGCGATTGTGGTAGGACCGCCTTCAGCTGCGCCCTCTACGAAGTAGGAAACGGATGCAGCGGATGTGTTCTCCACACCGAACAGACCAGCAATGGTAAGAGGACGGCGAACACCCTGGAGGATGTTATAGTCGACCTCCTGAATCGCTCCGATGTAATCGCCCGCGGGATCGAGCTGAGGATCGGAGGCACTCTTCTCAAGTGCAGCAACGATAGAGCCATGATTCTCGGGTGAAATGCCGGCGGCCTTGACCATAGCTGCGGCCTTCTCACCGATGGTCTTGTACTTTTCTCCATTTCCGGAGCTGTCGTCGGAATCGCTTCCGTGACCGATTCTCTTGAGGAGCTGCGCAGCCTTCTCCGCATCCTTGATACGGGTCTCAAGCTGCTCATACTCGTCAGTTAAAGCGCCGGCGGACTTGATAGCCTCAGCGTCGCCGGATTCGATCTTCGACTGAAGATCTAAAAGGTTGGCCTTGATCTCGGCCTGTCTTTCTCTCATAGTAGCCATGATTTAATTCTCCTTTTTATCGTTCATTTTTTTGATGAAGTTGAGCAGGCGATCCTTCTCCGGATTGCTCCCCTTAGAATCCTCCCCTTTCGGGTTGTCCTTCGGGTCGTCCTTTCCTTCGTCGTCATCATCTGCATCGTCTAACACGCTCTGTAAAAGCGCGATAGCCTGTTTAATAGCGTCGGCGTCCTTCTTACTGTTACGCCTTCCGGACTTGATGTCCGTTACCTCTGCGCGAGGGTTTGCCGGGATCGGAACGATCGAAACCTCGAACAGGTCGAGCTTTGTTAAGATATTCATGATTCCTGCCTTCTCTTCGTCCTCTGTCGGTCTCTCCCAGCCTCTTACGTCATACGCAAAAGAGAACTGATATACAACGCCCTGCTTCACAAGTTCACGCTTCTCCTGTGCAAGTGCCGTATCGAAGAAGTGTGCAGTCATCAGTGGGCCATGATCAGTGTCTTCGATCGTATCGACGGCGCCGATGATCTGGTTAAGATCGTGGTTCCAACAAAGGGGGAACGGATGCCCTGATTCCTTCCGTGCTTCGATTGTCTCAGTGAAGGCTCCCTTTTCGATGACATCTCCGTAGCTGTCCGGGATTCTGTCATACGTAGAAAAGTATCCGCTAATGGTTCCTGCGCCCTCATCTGACTTCAACTTCAGCGCGAAGCTCTTGTATTTATGTTCAGGAGCTGCGCCCTTGATTAAATGCTTCTTTTTCATATCTTCATTCCTCCGTTATGGTTATTTGTGTCGAACAGTTACATCCGCATGTAGTGTCCGGATCTCCGTTATCATCTCCCGGCCAGTAGCAGCCGTTTGAGAAAGCTGCGTCAACCGGAACCGTCTCGCCATTCATCATGGCGTGCTCCGGTCTCGGATTGTCTCCGGTTATCCATGTCTTTTCCACGGTCTTGTGGATCCCCTGAGCTTCTGCCTGCTGCGGAGCTTCGTGCGTTACGGCCCATCCTGCGACGGCCGTGGCCATCGATCGACCGAAAGTTCCGGAGTCCGCGTCCTCGCGAACTTCGAAGACGTGCTCCGGCGTGTCGTCTTCGTCATCAGAGTCAAGCGCTGCCTGCAGCTTCTTATACGTTGCCGAGTTGATCGCCGTTGCTCTGCCTTCCGAGAGAGCTCGGAGGTACTTCCTCGTAATCTCGGAGTCATACTTCGCACCGAGGGCATCCGCGGCTTCCTTACCGTGAGCGTCTGCTATCTCATCAATCAGCGGCTCGATGTCATCCGCGAGCTCTTCGTTCCAGCGATCCACGTCCCACCAGTTCTCGGCTTTTGCGCCGATCTTAGGGATGACTGAGGCCGCCTGCCTCTTGAAGAACTTCCGGAGTATCTCCGTCATCTGTTCGTCTTCGTCCTTTGACGATCTGGCCTTGAGCCTGATCGGTTCCTTTTTGCTCTTCAGCTCCTCGCCGCCAACCAGGATCCTGTACTTGTGGCACGAGCAGCCGGCGTTCGCGTCCATGTGCGTGTCCTGAGGTGACGCCTGGCCGCCTTCGGTCACGTTCATCGGAACGATCAGCTCATCACCGCCCTCAACGGGAGGAAGGTTGTTGTCTGATCTCGCTTCATTTCGAGTGAGCCAAGGACCACCGACAGCACTCTGCAGGATGCCAGCACGCTCCTCGAAGGATCCCTTGAGCTTCTCGTCGAGGTAAAACTCAACGTAAGTGTCCGGATCTGCGCCGATCATCGGCAACAGGAACGAGTTGATGCGCTGCTGGAGCATCTGAAGCACCGGACCGAGACAGTCCGCGTATAACGCGCGGGCGTTATCTTTAGCACTCGCGTAAGTCTGCGTAGTCGTGTGCCAGATCAGCGAAGGGTTTACGTGATAGGCAGCGGCCACATCCTCGCGGCTGAGCTGTTTGGTCTCAGCGTACTGCGCTTCCTTAGCATTAAACTGATAAGTCTTTATCTCCATGCCATCCTCCAGGAGTGGCATTTTCCCCCGGTTCTCCCCATCTTTTCCCCAGCCTTCGCGGAAAGCTGCAATGAATGACTTGCGCTGATTCTCATCCCAGGGCTGCACGTTGGCCGGCCTGGTCAGATAGGCGTTGAACCTTCCGGAAGATCTCCAGATGTCCGTCCTGAACTTATCCGCGTTGACCTGTTCCGTGAGTGTCTGTTTCAGCGCCGAGATCGGTGACTGATAGCCGCCGGGGTTCCCCGGGTTATACATCCTGAACTGAACGAACATTTCACGCGGTACCTCGACGATCGATCCCGTCTTTGCGGAGATCCTAATCTTGTCCGGCGCGTAGCTGGTCGCGCTGGTCGTCGTGACGATCCACTCTCTCGGGATGATCCTCAGCTGGTACCCGCTCGCAGATTCCGCATCAGGGAGGACCCACACGAAAACGGAACCCATGAGGAAGAACTCCGTGAGCAGTCCCTCGATGAACTCGTAGCAAGTCTGGTCCGGGTTCGGAAGCCAGAGCAGCTTCGCCGCCGCACTCGTTCTGTCTCTTTTCCTGGCGTTCTCCCCGTCCCGGGTGTAGACCTTCAGGGGCAGCTGCGCCACGCTGGCGGAGAGGAACGAAATGACCGTGTGCAGGTTCGACTGCGTCGCGTAAAGCTGTCGCGCTGTCAGTCCCTCCACAATCGGGATCTGTTCAGGTGTAATCTCAATATGATATTCATTGCGCCCGAAAAGATTCCGAAGCGCTTCGACTATTTTTGGCATTTTTCGTGCCTCCTAACAGAATACAAGCCCATACCCTTCACGAGCATAGGCTGAATCATATATCTTGTTACTCTCTTTTGTAATCTTAGTTGCTGCAGTGAATGCCATTATGCAGGCAAACAACGGCGCTATATCGTCGGGGCTTTTCCTACGATCAGGTAAAGCCACGCCGCCGCCCATCTGGCGGACTTGCATCGTCTTCGCAGGCGTATCGAGGATAGGCTGCTGCAGGTGGAATATCTTCGCACCGCCTCGCGGCAGTGCCGGATCACTCGCAGCGACCCCGTCCCAGAACCGGCCCCAGCCGGAAGCCAGCTCGGATCCTTCGATAGCGATACGCTCCACGTTCTGTATTGTGCAGATTTGTTCTGCGAGTCCAGTTACCGGAGCTCCTCTTCCCTGGAAGGCAAGTCGCATCTTGCCTTTCATCGCACGTGCGCGGAACCAGTCAATCGCCCACTCTGTTCCGACAGCTCTGGCCACGACTTCCACATGCCAGTTTCCATCTTCCCGGAGTCCGCAGACTCCTATGGATGTCCACCGGCGGTCATCGGATAAGTCAATACCGAAGTACAGATCCGATTCCGGCGGAATCCTCGACTCATTGTCAAGGCATGCATTCCATGATCCGTCAGGAAACGGCTGAGGCAATATCGTCTCAACCTGCTGACACATACATTCACTCCGGAACTTATTCTCCGGAAACGTCATGCGGTTAGACAGAAGCGCCCGCTCCGTAAGCAGACCATATCCCATGGCGGGATTTGCGTGAGCCAGAGCATCAATGTCATCCGTCGGTGCATCATCCGGAGATGACCACTCAAACAGTCCGAGCGTTGCTGCATCAACCTCACCGCCGAGGTCCATCGCCTTTGTGCCTTCAATGGCAGCGATGGCCTGACTTCTTAATTGTCGGAGTACTATGCTGTCCGGGTCACCAGCATTCGAGAAACAAATAACAAGACCATTCGGTTTCGCATTCGTACTCGCGACTGCTGCAGACCACGTCTCCCAGTCCCGGTGTTCTCTGACCTCATCCAGAAGGACTAAGTCATTCGAGTCACCACGTCCGGCACGTCTTGTCGGCGCTCCGACTTTATAAACACGACCGCCCTTAAGGATCAGCCTCTTGCTTCCGTTCGTTCGGACCACGCGGTCGATCTCACCGCTGAGGTCCGGCGTGTTCTCCTGATCGGCGACGACCGCTTCCCATACTTCCTCGGCTTTGTCCAGACTGAGGGACGTACCGAACACGCTCTTGACGCCCAGGACATTCAGGAAGAAGGATGCGATGCCTTCCGAGTCGACGGTCTTACCGTTCTGTCTGGCCACTTCGATCAGAATCGTCCTGAAGCGGAATCGCCAGCTCCTCCGGATGTCTCCGGTGATTTCCAGGGCGTGTATCAGAGACCATTCCTGCCATGGATAAAGTCTCTTTCCGAGAACTTTGGTCATGTACTCAATGCACATAAATCCGAGGCTTGTCTCTTCCGTCAGATCCCGCAGCGGTGGAGTGTAAATCCTCGGCTCTGTATATCCCAGCATTTACTCAACCATCTTAAGCCGGTCGCGCAGACTATCAAGTGCAGACACGCTCGCAGACTGTTCTGTGGAATGCTCCTCAATCAGCGTATTAAGATCCTTAAGCGCTGAGGCATAGTCTCGAACAGTCGCCCTGAACTCCTGCATAGCCGGATTACTCTTCAGAGCTTTCTCACCCTGCGTAGTGGTGAGCTCCTGAGCAAGGGGAAGACTCTTATAAGTCGGGATCTGTTCTTCAATCTTCTCCTGCATGGCGAGGACTGCTTTCGCAAGAGTCATCGCCTGGGACTTGATGTCCTTATTCACTTTCTTACACATCGATGCTGCACTCTTTGCCATGACTCACCATCCTGCCAAAAAAATCTTTCAAATGTCTCGGGGGGAGAGATGCCA